CTGAAGCCACCTCTGAAACTCAGACATTGCTTTCAGGTCAGGATGGTTCAGCAGAGGCAGTAGCCTCAGATCGGCCTGAGTGGTTGCCAGAGAAGTTTAAGACAGCAGAAGATTTGGTGTCTTCATACTCTCAGTTGGAAAGCAAACTGGGTAAAAGTCAGGAGGAACTACGCGAGTCTTTGATTAGCGAGTTGGAACAACAGGCTATGGCAGGAGTACCAGAGTCTTCTGGTGGGTATGAACTTCCAGAGGATGTACCTGCTAGTATGAGTGATGATGCTCTACTGCGGTATGCTGAGTTTGCACATAAAAATGGTTTTACACAGGAAGAATTTGTCGAAGGTCTTAATGATATTAGCGCATTAATTCCTATGCCAAACCTAGATGCAGAGCGTGAAAAGCTTGGTGAGAACGCTAATGCGCGGATTGAAGCCGTTGCATTGTGGGCAAAAAACCAGTTTCCAGAAGAGTTTCAGGGTGAAATCCTGCGGCTTGGACAGTCAGCAGATGGTGTTCGTCTGCTAGAAAGCATCATGCAAAACATGTCAGATAGCCCAGTGAGCAACGATACTACAGCTCCTGCTCGACTGAGCGAGGCTGATCTGCGGTCCATGATGAGTGACCCAAGGTACTGGAATAGCAACCAACGTGACCCTGCTTTCATTAAGCAAGTTGACGAAGGGTTTGCAAAGCTATACAAATAACATACCCGTTCATCCTCCCACGGGTAGAGAGGCTTGTGCTTCCCTCGCGCAAGCCTCTTTTTTTATTGCAAAGTTATCCAATTTAAGGCATTTATATAAATGTGAAAGGCCCTTGTAAAAGCTGATGGCCCGAAAGGATAACCAGTTGACGCTGAAGAGGACAACCAATCCGCTAATTATGTTTAACTTCTTTTTATAAGGACTATTAAAAATGGCTAATACTATCGATCAAGCCTTCATTAAGCAGTTCGAATCCGAAGTTCACATGGCTTATCAGCGTATGGGGTCTAAACTCCGCAATACAGTTCGCACGGTAGGCAATGTAACTGGTAGCACTGTTCGCTTCCAAAAAATCGGTGCTGGTTCTGCTAACACGAAAACTCGTAACGGCGACGTTACTGCCATGGAATTGGCACACACTTACGTTGAAGCAACGATGGCTGACTTCTACGCACCAGAATATATTGACCGTCTCGACGAATTGAAAATCAATATCGACGAGCGTCAAGCTGTTGCTAAATCTGCCGCCGCTGCTTTGGGTCGTAAGACAGACGAAATCCTTGTCACGGCAATGGATTCGGGTGCTAACGCTACGCAGATCAATGACGTTTCAAGCGCCGTTGGTAAAGCTGATCTTCTGCTTCTGTTCGAAACCTTTGGTGCGGCAGACATCCCAGAAGACGGACAGCGTTATATCGCTATGCATCCTGCTGGTTTTGCTGATCTGTTCAACATTAATGAGTTTGCAAGCTCTGATTATGTTGGCGACCAGAACCTGCCGTTTGCTGGTGGCATGACCATGAAGCAATTCCTTGGCTTCAACATCTTCTCAACCTCAGCCGTAACTGCTGGTAAGAACCTTGCTTACCACAGCTCGTCTGTTGGTCTGGGCATTAACTCGGACGTAACGACTGAAGTCAACTACGTTCCGCAGAAAGTGTCTCACTTGGTAACGTCATACCTCTCGATGGGCGCAACTGTTATTGATAATAACGGTGTCTACGAGTTGCTTGACAACAATACCTAATAAGGGTGGGGGAGCTTCGGCTCCCCCTAACTTGCTATGACATCAACGATTGCAAACTCATCTATTGATATTTGTGCGCGGGCTTTGATCTTAATAGGAGCAGAGCCTATTACTTCATTTGAAGACGGAACAACTGAAGCGCTTGTTGCCGTAAACATGTATGAGGATATCGCTCGTTCTAATCTTTGTCATACACGCTGGCGCTTCGCCACAGAACAACGTGTTCTAAACAAACTGTCTGACGTTCCTACTGGACGTTATGACTATGCCTATCAGCTACCAAATGACTTGCTTATGCTTCATGCGGTTACAACATCTGACATGCCTATTGAGTATCAGGTATATGGCAACAAAGTATTTACTGATCTGAACACAATTACTCCTATTGTTGCAGACTACACATATCGGGCCGATGAAGTAGATTGGCCTTCGTATTTTACAATCGCTGTTGAATATGCAATGGCGGCTGTCTTTGCAGGAAGCATTGCTCGTGACCCTAATCTTATAGAGATGATGGAACAGAAGTATGAAATTGCTATGCGCCGCGCTAAGACACTAGACAGCCAGCAACAAACAACACGCAAGCTTGTTACATCGAGGTTTATTACCGAAAGGCGGAGTTAATGCAGAAGGTTAAAATCCCTGTAAACAGCTTCGAGTTTGGTGAGCTTAGCCCTGCTTTTACGTCTAGGGTTGATACTGACTTGTATAAAGCCGCCGCTAAGAAGGTAACTAACTTTCTTATCTTGGGTGAGGGTGGCATTAAAAAACGCGCTGGTACTAGCAAGATATATAAGTTTGGTCACACTGTTGGGGCTAACCGCATTGAAGTGCGGATTGAACCATTTGTATTCTCTGATGACGAACAATATATATTTGCTTTCTCTAATGAGAAATTAGAAATATTTTTTATTGACCCTATCACTGAAGCTGTATCTCTTATCCAAACAATTACGCAGGATGTAGATTCAGCTACACTACCTTGGACAACTGCTTATCTTGAGCAATTTACTTACACAACTCAGGCTGACTTTACCTTTGTTTGTCACCCTAACTTTATGCCTCGCACGATTGTTCGTACTGGACTGACAACATTTGAAGTTAGCACTTATGAGTTTGATACATCTGCTGACGGAACAAAGCTTCAACAGCCGTACCATATGTTTCATGTGCAAGGTACGACAATTACTCCTTCAGCGATTAGTGGGAGTGGTGTTACATTAACTACATCGGCAAATTATTTTACTGCTAATCACGTTGGTACATTTGTTTTAATACATGAGGCTCATTGTGAAATCACAGCTTATACAAGTCCTACGCAAGTTACGGCGAATGTTTACGGAGTTATCAGACAGCAACTTGGGTTTGATGCTTTACAAACGGTTGCAGGAAGTTCCAGAGTTATCACTACGCATCCTCATCACGGCTTATCAAGTGGTGCTAGTATTACTATTGATCGTGCCGATGGTGTTGGTGGACTTAGTGCAAACCAAATTAACGGCACTAGAACGATTGCAGAAATTATTGACGAAAATACATACGAGTTTACTGCTGGCAGTACAGCAAGCCAAACAGAAATTGGCGGAGGTGCGCCCCGTATTGCGTCAACTGCGTCGACGTTGGAATGGTTTGAACAAAGCTTTTCGGAAGTTCGTGGGTATCCGTCGGCGGTAACATTTCACGAAAACCGCTTGTGGTTTGGTGGTACTCCTGCACAGCCTGATTATCTTTGGGCATCTGCATCTGGTGAGTACTTTAACTTTGACGTTGGTTCTGGTGCAGACAATGACAGCATCGAGCTAAGCGGTGGCTTTGGTGCGTTTAGTCAAGTGCGGCATCTGGTATCTAATCGTGACTTGCAAGTGTTTGCGAATACCTCAGAGTCATTTGTCCCTGCTTTGACCGAGCGTCCTATTACTCCGTCTAACGCACAGGTAAAGCGCCAAACTCCATATGGGTGTGGCTATATGCGCCCACAGCCGTTCGATGGTGCTACTGTTTACTTGCAAGCAAACGGAAAAATGGTTGGTGCATATTTGTATAACGATGCCGAGCTTGCTTACAATACTAGCAACATTGCCGTTACTGCATCTCACTTGGTTAAAAATCCTATTCAGTCTGCTGTAGTACAGGGTGGCTTTAATCGGCCAGAATCCTATATCTTTTTTATTAATCCAGACGGAACAGTTAGCACGTTCTATTCGTTGCGCACCGAGCGAAAGGCTGGATGGTCTGAGTGGACTACGGATGGCAAGTTTCATAGCGTAGCTGTCATTGACCAGCGCTTGTTCTTTGTGACTGTAAGAGATGATGGAAGTGGTACAGATGCTTTCTTCCTAGAGGAAGTGCTTATTGAAATGCCAATGGACTTCTGTGATGACTACACTGGTGTTGCTTGTGTGTTCAATGTGTCTGCTGACTTTGCTGATGGCGCTGTTGTTAAGGTTGTTAGCGGTACAGACTATCTTGGTGAGTACACTGTGTCTGGTGGAGAGGTTGATGTATCTGC